CACAGATTCCAATCATAGCTTCGATATGCTCCTTGACTTCAATAAATGCCATTGCCTTTGCTTCTCTCCAATCCGCATTATGAGATCCAAGACCTCCAGGTCCTCTATGATCATCTGCAATATCAAAATTAGTTTTTTTCTCTTCATCCAACCATACGATCAGGTTATCTATAAACTCGTTATTTGTCATCACAGTACCCATCTCTATCTCTTTATCTGGATCGTAGGCTTCGATATATTTGATGAAATCAATCCATCTTTGCGCTGTCGGAACTTTATCAAATATAATCTCTATTTGGCTGTGATAACCCTCGTTGTCAGTTTTGCCAACAGAATCACCAATATATTCATTAACCCTTATCTTCACCTTAACTCCCCCCTTCTTCTTTAACAAGTCTTCTATTAGCTCCTCTGATGGTGAAAACCTCGAAATCATGATACTCCCCCTTATTTCAATTATCTGCTCTCTGGCTTCAACGTCAAAGGTTGCTCAGTACCTTCTATATACTTTCTCATTGCCTGCACTAAGAACGCACCGCCTGTTGATATAGCAATGATACCAGATACTTTCAGACTGTTCCCTGTTATCAATGCGGATGTAAACGCACCGCCTGCGGATAACAGGCTAAGATATAAACTATTGAGAATTTTACGCTTTGTCTCTTTGTCGAAACTGTTTTTTATCTGATCGGTATCCTCCTGCTTGAAGTCAACAAAATCTTCTGTTAATAATCCTATTACTTCACTCTCAAAATGTGCCATTCCATTTTCATTTGTTTTGAATAGTTTCTTTGGTCTGAATAATCTCGATTGTATCTCAAGTATCTGATTTTCCATTTTGACCAATGCCATAACTATAACTTCAATAGGAACTTGCTTTCCTTCCTTTAGCAAATTCCTTGCTAATTCTAAGACTTCAACAGCAGACGCCTTATCTATTTCCTCTTTAGTCGAATCTAATGTAAGCATGATTTCTCCCCCTTATTTTATCATTGTTTCTTAAACTTGATAATCTTCCTACTTTCAATTTTGATTGATGGCATTTCCTCTGGTCTCGGATTTGTGTATTGTATAATCTCTTCGGCTTTTCTAATGGCTTCTTCTCTACTTAAACATAGATCATTATGCCAATTATAACGTAAATCTTTCCATTCTAACCAATAAGCAATCTGTAGTTCGATTTCCTCAATAACCATAATTCCCCCTTATGCTATCCTCAACCATTCACCGAACCAGCCATACATCTTCGCACCCTCAAACACAATAGGAATGAGGGTGCAACGACAAAAGGGTGTAACGGTGGATGCCTGATGTCTTCGTACGAGAATGTATACCGTATTGTATCAGCTTTCTGATACTTTGTATACACCGCAAAGATAAACTTACCATGATCAGTTGTGATCTCAATACTTTTAAGCCCTTTCTCAGGCTTAGGTAATACCCATGTATCGCCTTTATTAAAGTAATTTGTTCCCACAGGTATCGGATCACGTCTGCCCATCTCTGCACACCAGGGACACAGCCGTTCATCATGTGCGCATAACCATTGTTTAGCCTCTATAACACCGCTCTGTATATACGATTCCTCTGCTCCGCGATTCTGACCCCAGATAACCTCAGACCTCGCTATACGATAAGCCCTGAACTTGCTCATATTATCATATAGCAAACGTATCTTTTTTTCTAGCTGTGGTATACCATCCCCAGCTTGTATACTATCACTTACGACTTTGTGAAGGCGATCTCTGGTCTCATTTACAACACTGTCACTGAAAAGATTTGACCTGTTTGTAATAGCCGTCAGCACGTTGGGATCAGTAACATCAAAGGATATGCCCAACTCTAATGCTTCAAGCTCCAATGATGCCCACGCTGTCATAATGCCCGGTAACTCCAGTTGACCGAACTGGTTGTAAATGATTCTGTATTGATTCCAATCACAAAGCTGATCTTCATTGATATAACCGATAGACTGATCTGCTTTGAATGATTTATGATTAAGGCTTCCTACAATATCATCAAGCTGATTAGCAAAGACTTCACGCATCTTGACACGGTATTCACGCTGTGGCTTCTCAGACGTAGCTACAAACAGATTCCACTTATCCTCACGCTTGGATTTGAGGTAATAATCTGCTACTTGACGTATGATTGTTGGGTTTGTGAGAAGGTTATTTTGCGTCATTTTCTTGAACCATAGTCAACATTTCGCCATGACTTATATCGCCTGATTTGAATTCTTTTATTTCTGAAGTATTAATATCCTGCATAACCCAATCAGACATGCACTGCGGAAACCCTGTAACTAAACATTCTGGAAACCTTAAAACACGATATTGCTTATTATCTTTTAACGTAAGAATTGACATAACATCCCCCTTTATTTTGTGCCACGAAATAATTCTTTTTTGTTTAAATAGTCTAATAACTTTATTTATAACATCACCATTTATGTCACTTGCTAATATCAACTACTTTGAGATTATTGGGATTAAATATCCGCACAAATGGAATAGGAGTAATATCCTTCAATTCATTGTACCAATACTCAAAAAACAGAGTCTAGCGCCCAAAATAATTCTCTTTGGGATATTAAATGGCCTTTTGCTATAAATGTTACACTAATTTTCTCTATAAACGGTCTTTCCCAAGTCATATCTCTCCCTCTTATTTTTCTCTATCATAATCGTGCATAGAGGCCATGGTTTTGGAGCAGTTATCTTACCACTTTGGATTGGATGTTTCCTATCTTTCCACCAAGCCATAAAACTAACCCCGATTGCCAAGCCGATTAAAAATACAACTACATAATTAAATATCATTTCCTCTCCAATTCCTTCTTGACAGCCAAAGCAAGCAATTTGCCCTGCTCAGACACATCCTGACCAACTGGAACCATATTTGCAGGCATGTATAGCAGCTCTCCACCGTCAATAGAGTCAAGTTTACGTATTTCTCTATATTCATTCGGAGTTCTAGCTCCGCCCGCGATCTCTTTGAGCATGGTATCAAAATCAGGTGGTACGCAATCATCAAATATTAAGAATTTCCTTTGTTCTTTAGCACCCTTGAACATCGGCAGTAAATAACTGTTTAGCCTTGATTGTAGCCTGATCAGTTTCGGTTGTATGCAACTTGCATAATAATCCTTAACGCTTTCCTTTTGCACTGCACGATTGGATGATTCCTGTGCCATGATAGAATCAGGTATGCCAAATGTCCAGCACATGAATTTGAATAATCCCTTGAGGTTTTCAATAAAAGGCAAATCTTTATTCATGTTGGGGATAGCAGTTAACTCCAAATTGCCGAGATACATGATCTCGTCTACTTTGATATTTCCAAGTCTATAATCGGCAAACTGCTTTTTGATTGATTTCAAAGGGTCGCCTTGTAATATTTGGGGTTGCGTTTCACTATTTGATGGTCTATTCGTGAGATATAAGTCCATGCCATTTTTATTCTTGGAAAGCTCTTTGAGAAGGGTTGCGAGGTTGCCTGATGTGTTGTAGAACTCGATAGCGGCGGATAATGGTGATTTACCCCAAAGCCAATCACCAGCGTTGGAATATTTGAAACGTATAACTTCATCAATGGAAAGCAGATTACCATCATATTTATAACCGATTATTTTCCTAAAAGAAGCCTCTCTTTTTGTAGCTTCGTCACCTCTATCAACGAGTATCTCCATCTTTTCAGGTTGTAAAAGATGTAGGGCTTGAGGATCAATATAAGGTGGCTTTGCCCTATCAGCTAACCAAAATGTAGTCCCTACCTGCAATAAATGAAGTTGTGTATTAGCGAAAACGTCTATACCGTCATCGTAATCATTCATATTTTCAAGCCGTGTCAAAATAGGATCGCTTCCTATCTCTTGAACTTCGTCAAGTGATTTGATTTGTATGCCACAACGCTGTTTAGAAGATAGGAATAGCTTTGTCTGGTTATCTAGTGGGATAGTTTTTAACCCGGATGATCTACCTTTCTTCATCAGTCTAATAGGTATCATAGCACAATCGTTTGCTATTCGGTTGCATATAGCATAAGCAAACCCAGTTCCTGCTTTGATGAGTGCTCGTCTATCGGCTTGATCAACGTTAGGAAAGGCGAGATTAATAAGCTGATGAACGGCTAGCGCAAAACCATCTTCTCTTTTTTCTGCGGGTAGTGATTTTTTTTTGAACAGATTTCTAAATCTCATAATATCACCAATGTCGGATTTCCTGATGTGTCAACGTAACCTACAATAGCGTATCTCATATCATCCATCAGGTGATTATTAATATCAACTGGCTCGTCAATAACTCTGCCATTTATTTGTCGTCTTTTATAAGAGCGTATTTCACGTAAAAAGTTTACGCTTGATCTTAAAATGTGTAGTTTATATTGTTTTACAACATTAATGCCGCTAAGAACCGACCCCGGACCCTTTACAGCCCCCTTGATGTTATAGAACCATTTTTCCATTAGTTTAATCATTTCAGGTCTTGCGCTATCTGCATATATCAAAGCATTACGGTTAGGGATCACTTGTTTCGCTAATTCTACCATTTCGTTAGGGTCTTCAATTTTATCATAACATAACTCCCGACAAAATATTTCATTTTCTCGTTTGCCATGTTCGCTAATCGCAAAAGGTTCAGCAAAGTTAAAATCCATGCCATAAAAGAATTCATCTAGAACTGGAAATTCGTCAACTATATCCCAGTTGGAATAAATAAGATTACTTAATATCATCCATTTCCCGTAACGAGCTACTTGATATAACTGATCATCCTGTTCCTTGATATTTTCAAGCGTCTGAATATCCTGCTTTGTAGCATAGATATTATCATCAATAGTTGACTCGATAGGATTAGCTTGTCTGTGATATGCGTTATCCTCGCTATAAAATAAATCCCTTAGCCAATGATAGGGATCAGTCGGATTGAATGTAAATATATGCTGTAAATAACACCCATGATTCCCACGCAATATGGGATCAAGTTCAAGAAAGTCCTGTAACTCAAATTCAATGGCTTCTTCCCACCATATACCAGTGATACCCTCGATAGACTTTATCTTGCTTGGTTCATCCAACCCGCTGCAATATATCTGCGCTCCAGTATCTTTATACTCAAATGTCAGGTCTGTCTTGTTCTTCTCAACGTTAAGATTCAGCTTGCGATTAAAATCATCAAATAACTGAAATACAGAACGCCGAGCTGACTTGTTCGTTTTGCGTAAGGCTAAAAATCTATGCGGAAACCTATCACAGCGCCTTAATAGCTTCTGTGCCACAAACCAGCTTTTGCCACTCCCACGCCCACCAAGGATGGGTAAGTAACGGTGCTTGTCTGCGAATAATGGTGCAAATTTAGGATTTGCTGTTATCCTCATCTAATGGGCTTTCGTCATCTTCTAACTGCTTTCCCGATGCGTCTATAACTATCATCTCACTACGTTGCTTTATATTAGCATCTACGTCAACCTGTTGCTTGGGTTTGCCTTCTAATTGTTGCCACAACTGTAAACTATGCGCTACATCGCCCCTCATGGCTTCACGAATGATCTGCTTTGCCCATACCTCGTAGGTCTTGCGTTTACCAAACTCTTTAGCATATTTAGGATTCTCTTTTGCCAGCTTCGCTACAAGTTCGGGGTCAGTGTCCTTGATGGGTTTAGATAGCAGTCTGCGCAGTTCGTCATTGATAGAGAAAGCGCCCTTTGTGCGTCCTTTACCTTTGCTTGCTTGATTGCCCTGTATGAATTTTCCATTTTCGTCTCTATCAGTCATTTCCGATTTTCCCGATTTAATTCGGTATACCCAATAACTTGCCCATCTCTCAGACAAGACACGCTAGAATCGTCACCTACGAAGTCTATATATCGCTTTACGGTTCTATATACTTGACAATAAAAGGTTGCTATGCTATAATTATTAATATGACAATAAAATTGATTTGCAAAACTTGTAATAAAGAATATCTCCAACATCCATACCGAAAAGATACATCAAATTATTGTTCAAGAGAATGTTGGCAGAAAAGAAATCCGCCCATAATCAAAAAATGCCCTACCTGTGATAATGAATTTTCTACTTATAAACGTAATCAAATATATTGCTCACAAAAATGCACATCAGTTCCAAAATCAAAAAGAAAAGGTGAATTATCTCCACACTGGAAAGGCGGAACTTCCCTTAATAGAAAACGTGCCGTTATGGCTTCCGCACTTACGGAATGGAGAATTGCTGTTTTTGTTCGTGATAATCATATTTGCCAACAATGTGGAAATAAAGGCGAAATACATGCCCATCATATAAAGGCATTTGCCGAATATCCAGACGAAAGATTTAATATTGAAAATGGGATAACACTTTGTATTGATTGTCATGGTAAAATCCATAATAAAAACTTTAAGCCAAATAATCAAAAATTCAAACCTTTTTGTATCATCTGTGGAATTGAAACAAAAGGCAGAGGTCAACATTGTAGTTCATGCGCCATTACACTTTGGCATCAGAAACGGAAACAGGAAATCGAAAACCATCAGATTCTCGAACAGCCCTTTCTCCTGTAAATTTTCCCCATCTGGCACAAATCACGTCAACATACGCAGGTGATATTTCCATCCCATAGCAAACACGGTTCAGTTTTTGACATGCGATTAACGTGCTTCCACTGCCGAGAAATAAGTCGAGGATGATGTTGTTATCCGCCCCAAACTGTTGTATAATGTTTGCAAGTAGAGATGTTGGTTTCTGCGTTGGATGAACTCTATTTTGTGCCTCTTTTGCATTATCGGAACTCAAAAACCCGAACCAATCATGTCTTAAAATCATTCTTTTATGCTTTTGTTTTGACCATATCAATTCGAACATAGAACCAAAGCCTTCGTCTTGATTTTCTTTTCTTTTGTCCCAAACAATCCAACTGCCATCCTTTCTGTTTGGCAATAATTCAGAATAATAATCCGCCCCAAATAAAAATATTTCCTTGCAATAACCAAAAATATCAAAAATAGTATTTATTAATTGGGGTGAAAAATCTTCGTTATCCCCTATAACCTTGTCATAGGATCGTCTTTTTATGTTGTTTCCCATCATCTTGCTTGCAATATGCAGTTTAGAAAAATCAGTATCAAGATTCATCCCATAAGGCGGATCTGTAAACACCATATCAGCTTTCTGTCCATCCATCAGCCTTGCCACGTCCTCAGCCTTCGTAGAATCGCCCGCCATGACTCGGTGCTTGCCAAGTGTCCAAAGATCGCCCATCTGCGTAATCGGCTCAACTTCGTCTGGAATATCGTCATCCTGTGGCTCTGAGGTATACCCACCGCTGTCTGCAAGTATTCTAGACGCCAAGTCCTCTAAGTCTTTACCGTCAAAGCCAAAGTCAAGTGACGGCACGTTCTGCTCGGATAACTCGGTGATAAGCTGTTGGAGTGATGAGTCGTCCCATGTGCTTTGATCTGCTATGTGGTTATCAGCAATCAAAAACGCTAATGCCTTATCATCTGGAAGGTCAACCTCTACCACGTCAGCGCCGTTGTAGCCTTCAAGCTTCAAAGCCTCGATGATACCATGCCCAGCGAGGCAGTAACCTGTTTGCTTCTGCACAACGATAGACCCCTTAGAAAAGCCATGCACCCTGATAGAATGTCGAAGTTTCCCTATTTGCCTGTCGTCATGGACCCGGGGATTCTTTGGATGTGGTTTAATCTCATCAAATCGTTTTCGCACAAACATTAATTCAGCGGATTTCAATTTATTCATAATTTATAAGTGGAGGCTTCGCTGTGCAACTAAGCCCCCTGTTTCATTTATACATTTGTATTTATTGTATATTAGCCGTCTACATCCGATCTTCTGTTCTTTTAGCACAATCACGGCACAATCCCAAACCTGATTATTCAGGCAACGGCTTCGGGATATTTATATCAAATTAATGGCAGTTTGTGTTACTGCCAAACACAACGAAGGAGAAAGAAAATGAACTCGGGTTCTGTTCCCGCACAGTAATGTTTTGAATGTTACAATACCAATTATAAGGATTTGCTATGCGAATGTCAAGTACTTTATTTTGACATTTTCAAAATAGATGCGATTACCAAGCCAAATGAACCAGCCAAAATAAACACGATAATAATCCACCACTATGCAACTATCTTATCACCTCTCCCCAAAAATAATCTTCCTACCTTGACGGTCAACCCTATCGCTTTTGATTTTCCTTTCGGCGCGGATGATTTGTAATAACTCATCCTGTTTAGACTTCGGAATATTCTTAAAGCGGATATAAGATTGTTTTTTTTCTGTGATTTCGTCACAATTAGAACATGATTCCTTACTCATTTCCTCTCCAATCTTCCTACAAAAGATCAGGCTGTATCATCTCAATAGCATCCCGATAAGGACAATCTTGCGGAATACCATCAGCTACTTTTATGTATCTTTTCAAGGGAATACAGTAATATTTCAAAGTAGGTTTTTTAATACAGCCATTAAACTCAGGCACAACATGGAAGCACTCAACGCACTTTTTATAAATCATTTTCTCTCCAATTCCCTGATGCGTTTCATAAGCCCCTCCCTGCTTCATGTAACTTCTTCGCAGTCTCTAATGACACGCATATTTTTTCTAATTCATTTGACATATCTCACTCCTTGCAAGTTTTAGTCTTCTTTCCTGTTCAATCCATTTATCCGTCAATATCTGTGCTTGGTACTCTAAATCCAAAGAACGTATCGTTATAATAGAACCTGACTGCCGAATAACCTCAAATGCAATCATTCTTTTGCCTATTCTAAAAGATTGCACTTTGCCAATATATTCATCTTCTGACATACCATACCTCACATCTTTTTAATTGCCTCGAACCATCCATGCAATGCATACCCTGACCCACTCTCGCACCTATGCACCGCTTGATTGCCCGGCTTGCAATTATTCTGCGGTTTCTCGCCACCAGAACCAGACATGCAACAGCCGTTAGTAATGTCTTTATCACGTCCAAGATATTTAACGACAGGTTTTTCCCACTCAATCTTTTCCAATTTCAATCTCCATTTTGAAAAACATACTCCCAATTTAACCTATTAAGAACGCCCTTTATTATATCCCTCACCACGATTCCCCCTTCAAATTTCCTTAGCGCCTAGTTTTAAGGCTTGAGCATGCTCAGCTCAGCATAGCATTCCGATAATTTAGAATGCCATTTACTACTACGATAAACAGGCATTGCCATTTCTACCATTGTAACATTTCAAAATAAAGTTAATTGCATTTCAATTTTAACTGGAATAACTTTTGCCCTTGTTTTCCCATGACATTTTACACATAACGGTATAATATTCTCAGGACGGTTCTTGATATGCCAACCATACCCATCCTTGCCGACCGGATCAATATGGTGAACTTCTAAATCTTTCCTAGAACCACATCCTTGACAAGTATTATCATAGCGCTTCAAACACCAATCTCTTGCGTCTAACCAAAAGAAATGTCTAAAATATTCGTCTTGATGTTCTTTACAGCAATAACGCCTATTTTTCTTTATCTTTTTGCCGCACCAAAAGCATCCTTCACCTTCATACCCGGTAAAGTTGAAATAATGCCCGAATTTATCTTTGCCTTTTTTAGCTATTTCTCTATCAATAGGACGGAATTCTCTAATCATAAAAAGCCTTGCCTTTCTCCATCTGTGCAATCAAACTATTAAGCACAAACTCATCTAATTTTGATGGATACTTTATCTCTTGCTTCCAATGCAACACTGTGTTTTTGATCGTTACTGAACTGCATCCCCTTTCTTTGATTCTAGCAATCTCACGGCGATTGGAATCATCCGGGTATTTCTGACAGTGATCCGGACCGAATAGTTTATTTACCCATCGGAGTGTCGTATCTTCAAGAACCTGAACTATATCGTTTTTTTTCTCTTCTTTTTGCGATAGCAACATCCCCTCTTTTTTTTCATTTTCAATTTTTTCGCTAATTGGTTCTGTACCCATGTACGGAAAAGTAGTTGTGTTTAGTTTAGTTTCGTTTCGTTTAAAAGCAAGGAATTTGCCGTTCTCAATTTTTCCCTTATCTGGTATAGTTTTGCCGCTTGTTTCTTCGGCACCCATTACGGAAAGATTCGTTACCAAATTTTCCTCAATAGGTTCATTTTCCAGCGCATCTTTGCATTTTCCGTTACCAAACTTTCCGTAATCATCTGAGTTATCCACAGAGTTATCCACAATTTCATCATTAGGGTAATATCCGTTACCAAACTTTCCGTAATCAAATTGATATAATAATTCATAATTGATAGAATAGATTCCAGATTCTTTTGTTCCTCTTTGCTCGTATCTTATAATCCACGTTGTATCATCATCATCAATTAACCGATAATCAATTAATCTCTGTCTTGCATTGCGCAAAGACCTATTCTCCATCCCTGTTAAATGGCATAATTCATTGTTATAAATTGGTAATGAATCCGGGAAGTATTCACCATTTGCTTTATTTTTTGTAAGATTAAATTTGCGAAGCAGGGTAATAAATAAAAATGAACTGGCAGGGTCAAGTTGATTTGGTATTCCTAAATCATAGAAGCCATTTATTAATTCGATAAAACTTTTCATTTATTAACCTCTTGATGATAAAAAGAGGGTAGTCGCTGGAGTTATCATCAGCCTCGACTTTGGGGGTTCTGGCTACTCCAGCGACACCTTGTTTTAGATTGGTTAGGTAGTTGCGCATATTATAAGGATTTGTTATGCAAATGTCAAGAGAATTCAGTAGTAAAATACGCATCAAACATCCTGATAGACTCACAGTTCTCAACAGATGTATTGATCCCCTTAGCCTCCAGTGCCTTGTAGAACGCCCCCGCACGTTCTCTGTATAATTGTTCAGCAGTATCACGATAACGCTCTAATGTGACAGACCGATCTATCTCCATACCTTTTGGCTTTCATAACATATTTCACGAACCATCAAATCACCCCCTCGTCATAAGCCATACAACCACTAACCCCAATTTAGTCATCAGCCAGCATGACAGTTATAGCCTGATTAATAACTGCTGGAAGATTAGAGGATAAGAGTATATCCTTCACCTTTTGTGCCTCAACCAGAATATCCGCCCAACAATTATTTGTGTTCTCTATAACTGCTCGTAATTCCCCTATGCCATCTAATGGCTCCAAAATCATAAACCAAAAACTTCTTTCAACTTCGTATGAAGATGCAAACCTTATACGTGATGTCTTGATCTTACTTAAATCAAGAATCTCGTACTTGTCGTTAATATATTCACCGACTTCCAGCGACCCGCCAACTTTCAGCGACCCGCCAACTTCCAGCCACATGCCGACTTCCAGCGACCCGCCGACTTTCAGATCGCATTTCGTTTTGATTGATTTTGCTCGTAGACTACCTATCACCACTATATCTTCATCAAATATAACATTATCATCAGTAATTAAATCTCCAACTATGCGTTTCATTTTACCCTCCAGTAATTAGCCAG